GACCGTGATGTGAACGCTGCACGAAACATCCGCGCGGTCGGACTAGACCGTCTTGCAGAAGGAATCCCCGCCCTTTAGGGCGGGGAGGTAGTCAACCGGATACACGAGCGGGACGTCAAACCAGTAGCCCTCATGCCTGCGAGCGATCACCGTCGAGTCGCGACCGCCACGGGCTACGTCGACACCCATGGAGAGCATGCGCCCCTTGGAATTGCGTGGCTTCCAGCGCTCCATAGCCGAAATGGGCCTGGTCGCGCCACCCCCGGTCGGCACTAAGTACAAGATTAAGGGCGAGGCCGAGATCACCGCCGTCAACGCCGACGGCAGCGTGGTTCTGTCCTTCGATGAGCTCAAGCTGATGCACGAGCTCGAGGCCGAGGACAAGTCCAAGATGATGTATCCGAGCATGGGCAAGTAACCCATGGCAACTCGTTTACGAGCTGGCACCTCGTTCCTGTACGACACCAGTTTGGGCGACATCGTCGGACTGGTGTCCGTGAGCGGGCACCTGGCGGTTAGCATCCAGACCAGTGAACTACTCAGACCCCACGGACCTGCGCGGTCATGAACGCGAGGCCGAGCGTGATGAAGCGCTCGGTCGTGAGAAGCGGCGCAAGGAACTAGAGGATCTGAAGTGGATCATGGCCCACGCTCAAGGGCGACGTGTCGTTTGGCGTTTGCTGGAGCGGGCAGGCCTGTATCGGTCGTCCTTCAATCATTCGGGCTCACTCATGAGCTTCAACGAAGGCCGGCGCGACATGGGACTGTTCGTGTTGGCAGAGATCAGCGAGGCGGCTCCCGAGGGCTATCTGAAACTCTTGAGAGAGAACCAGGGCAAGCATGAGTGACGAAGCCGCGGCGGCCAGCACATCGACCACAGACGCTGGGAACACGACCGCAGATGATCAGAAGCAGGTAGCACCGGCAGACAGCGCGAACACGACGACCGAAGCAACGAAGGCTCCCGAGCCGCAGTTGCCAGAGCGATACGAGTTCTCGATGCCTGAGGGTGTGGAGCTCGACAAAACAGCCGTTGACGAGTTCCAGACGATCGCCAAGGAGCTGAAGCTCGACCAGGCGAGTGCGCAGAAGGTGGCCGACATCGGGGCGAAGATGGCCCAGCGGCAGACTGAGGCGCACGCGAAGCTGGTGGAGTCTTGGGTCGAGACCGTCAAGACCGACAAAGAAATCGGTGGCGATGCGATGGACCAGAACCTGGCGGTGGCGCGCAAGGCGCTCGAGACCTTCGGCACGCCCGAGTTGCGGGACGTGTTGAACTCGACGGGCCTGGGCAACCACCCCGAGGTAATCCGGGCGTTCTACAAGGCCGGCAAGCTGATCAGCGAAGACAAGTTCGTCGCAGGCGCACCGAAAGGGGCCGAGACGGACATTGCGAAGAAACTGTTCCCATCCATGAATTGAAAGGTCCTACACCATGGCAACCCTCGCTGCAAACAACCCGACGCTCCTGGACGTCTCCAAGCGTCTTGATCCCGACGGCAAGATCGACACCATTGTCGAGCTGCTGAACCAGACCAACGAAGTGCTGACCGACATGTCCTGGGTCGAGGGCAACCTGCCCACCGGCCACAAGACCACCGTTCGCACCGGCCTGCCCACCCCCACCTGGCGCAAGCTGTACGGTGGCGTGCAGCCCACCAAGTCAACCACCGCGCAGATCACTGACTCGTGCGGCATGCTCGAGGCCTATGCCGAGGTCGACAAGGCCCTGGCCGATCTGAACGGCAACACCGCTGCGTTCCGCCTGTCGGAAGATGCCGCGCACATCGAGGCCATCGCTCAAGAGCACGCCTCGACCCTGTTCTACGGCAACGAGGGCACCGAGCCCGAGGCCTTCACCGGTCTCGCTCCGCGCTACAACTCGCTCTCCGCACAGAACGCGGACAACATCATCGACGCCTTCTCGGGCTCCGGTGGTGACCTGACCTCGATCTGGCTGTGCGTGTGGGGTCCTCAGACCGGCTTTGGCATCTACCCGAAGGGCTCGCAGGGTGGCCTGCAGATGTCCGACAAGGGCCAGGTGACCATCGAGAACGTCGACGGTGCGGGTGGTCGGATGGAAGGTTACCGGACCCACTACCGTTGGGATGCCGGCCTGACCGTGCGCGACTGGCGCTATTTCGTGCGCATCGCCAACATCGACATCTCCGAGCTCGGCACCATCGCCAACACCAAGAACCTGGTGAACTGGATGGTGCAGGCCTCCGAGCGGATCCCCTCGTTCGGCAAGGGTCGTGCGGTGTTCTACATGAACCGCACTCTGCGCGAGAAGCTGCGTCTGGGCATTCTCGAGCGGGTGAGCTCCAACCTCACCTGGGAGACGGTGGAAGGCAAGCGCGTGATGACGTTCGACGACATCCCCGTGCGCCGCACCGATGCCCTGATCAACACCGAGACCCGCGTGGTTTGATCGGCCAGCCCTGAATTCTGAAAGGAACGCAAAATGATTCTCGACGAACGCAATGAGTTCTGCGATGCCGTCTCGTGCAACACCGGCGCAGCAGGCACCTACAACCTGGGCGACATCATCGACCTGTCGGTCGCTCGCGACCTGGGCGGCGACCGTGCCCTGTACCTGGTGGTGACGGTCGACACCGGCATCACCACCGCGGGCTCTGCCGGCACCGTGGCCTTCCAGTTGGTGTCCGACGGCACCGACACCATCAGCACCACGACCCAGAGCGTGCACCTGGTGTCCAAGGCCTGGGTCACCGGATCGTCGGCGATTGCTGCCGGCACCGTGCTGATGGCCGTGCAGCTCCCGATGGAAGGCACTGCCTACGAGCGCTACCTGGCGGTGCAGCAGGTCACTGGCACGACCGCGCTCAACGCGGGCAAGGTCAATGCCTTCCTGACCACGGACGTGGCCCGCTGGAAGGCCTACGACGCCCCGTCACAGGCCTGAGGTAGCTAGCCGATGAAGAAAGTCGTGGCCACCTCGACGGGGTTCTACCAGGGATCCCGAATCCGTCCTGGCACTGAGTTCGAGGTGCCCGACGACTTCAAAGGCTCGTGGGTTGCAGCGGTCGATTCCCCGGCCGCCGCACCTGCCAAAGCGAAGCCCGCCCGGGTCGAGCCCAAGACCTTGTCCGAAATGGCCAGGGTCGCGGTCAAGGCTCCGACGGACATCGCCTGAGGTAGATGGCCACCGTCGTCCCGGTCACCACGTTCCCGTTCGAGACCAGTCTCGACGTGGCCGTGACGACCTGGACGCCGCTGGCCTCCAATGACGACGGTGAGCCGGTACGGCTCGCGGTCTATTCCGATCGGTCCATCCAAGTCGCCGGCACGTTCGGCGGCGCGAGCGTGACGATCGGCGGCAGCAATGACGGCGTGAACTACCACGCCTTGAGCTCGACCGACGGTGAGCCGCTCACGAGCGCAGCGCTCAAGCAGATCGTCGAGCTGCCCATCTTCATCAAGCCCCGCATCTTCGGCGGGGACGGCACCACCAGTCTGTCGGTGATCCTCGCGGGTCGCCGTTCCTTCTGAGGATCTGACCATGGCCAACGCGATCTACCCTCTGTACAAGCAGGCCCTGCTTGATGCCTCTGCCAACGTCGACTTGAACGACGGCACCGTCAAGGTGGCACTGGTCGACACCGGCACCTACACCTACAGCGCGACCCACGAGTTCTTGACCTCGCTCTCGGGCGTGGTCGGCACCGCGCAGACGATCAACACCACGACCGTAACCAACGGCCTGTTCGACGGCGACAACGTCACCTTCACGGCGGTGACGGGTAACTCGGTCGAGGCGCTGGTGATTTACATCGACACGGGTACTGCGGGCACCTCGCGCCTGGTGGCGTACATCGACACCTCGGTCACGGGCCTGCCGGTCACGCCCAACGGCGGCGACATCTCGATCACCTGGAACGCCAGCGGCATCTTCCAGCTCTGATGAGGTGACGACATGACCATCGTCACCCGGGCGGGCAAGGGCTCGACGCTGACCTGGGCCGAGCTCGACGGCAACTTCACCGACCTCGACGCTCGCACGACTCAGGCCTGGGCCATGGATGGCCTCGAGCCCACGCTGCGCGAGGGTGTCGGCAATCCGGCCGAGCTCGCCACGTTTCGCGGCAACACACTGGTGCTGCAGTTTGGCCCGTCGGCCGTGTCCGAGGTTTACGTCAATTGGGACGTACCATTCAACTGGGCCGACGGTACCAACCTGTACGCGGCCCTTCACTGGTCGCCCGGTGCCAGCACCAACACGGGCAGCGTGCGCTGGGCACTGGAGTTCACCTACGCCGCCGTCAACGGAACGTTTGGGGCGACCTCCACGTTCCACGTCGACAGCAACGTGGCCAGCGCCTCGTCCTGGAAACACATCCAGGCCGTGAGCGCCCCCTTCTCAGGCTCACTGGTTGATCCCAACACGCGGTTCCTGATTCGCTTGTACCGGGACGGGGCGCACGTCGATGACACGTTCCCCGACAATGCGTACCTGATCGGCATCGATTTCTACTATCAGGTCAACAAGTTCGGCACCCCGAGCTTCACGCCTCCGTACACATAAGGGGTAGCGCAGCATGGCGCTTGGAACCCCAACCGACGGCGGTGCAGCGTATTCCGCATCAGGCGGCACCAGCGTTGCACCCGCCTACCCGGCGAGCATTGCCGCTGGAGATGCGCTTGTCCTGATCATTGGTATGAAGCCGTCTACCGCCAACGGCGGCACGGTCACGACTCCGACGGGCTGGACGCTGCGCGAGAGTCTGACGGGCGCAGGCGGCTACGGCGCGACGCTCGGCGCGGACACCGGCAACACCAACCTGTTCATCTACACCAAGGACACGGTTGCCGGTACAGAGACGGGCAACCTGACCGTCACGGTCGGCACCAACAACGTCTGCTGGGGCAGCATCGTTTGCGTCCCCTCGGGCGCGGGCAGCTTTATTTATGGCACAGCGGACGGTTCTCGGACGACCGCACCGACCTCTGGCACTGCGTTTACCACGCTGCTGACCAACGGCGCGACAGCACCCAACCTGCAAAACGGGGACATGGCGATTTGGGCCATGTGTATCCCGACGGACGTTCTTGCCAACGGTTTTACCGTACCGACGATCTCATCGACCGGCACCACGTTTGGCACGGCGGTCGAACTGGAAGAACCCGACTCCGGTACGGGTAACGACATCGGCGGCTATGTTGCCTATGCAGCAGCAACCGCAGGATCAAGCACCGCCGCACCGACCGTTGGCGTCACGGCGACGGGCACCGTCACCAACGTGCGCGGCCCGATTGCGCTGATTCGCATCCGCGAGAACGTACAGACGCTCACGCCGAATCTGTACACGAACACCCAGACGTTCTTCGATCCGACGGTCACGGCGGGCACGGTCACACTGACGCCCGACCTGTACACCAATACGCAGACGTTCTATAGCCCGGATGTCACGCAGGCCGGTGGGGCGCAGAACCTTGATCCTGCGCTATACACGAACAATCAGACGTTCTACAGCGCCACGGTTGCAGCCAGCAACACGCTGACCCCGGCCCTGTACACGAACGCCCAGACGTTCTACAGCCCGACGGTTGTCGCAAGTTTCATCATCGACGACCCGGTGTATGTCAATCAGCAAACCTTCTACAGCGCTCGAGGCACAACCCTGCTGCCGGATCTGTACAGCAACGCGCAGACGTTCTACAGCGCGACGGTGTCGCAGGGCGCTGGGCCGGTCACCCTCACGCCGGACCTGTTCACCAACACCCAGACGTTCTACGCACCGACCGTCGCCCCGGGCACAGTCACGCTGGAGGTCCAGGGCTACGTCGACCCGGGCTACGTGGATCCGGGCTATGTCGGTCCGAACACGTTCAGCACGCAAAGCTTCTTCTCGCCGATCGTGGGACCGCCCGGCCTGCTGCCGGCGCGAGTGCTCAACACGACGACGTTCTTCGCCGCCACCGTCTTCAACCTGTACCCCGACCCGAGCGACGTGCGCCTGGGCGTGACCTACGGGCCCGGTGGCACGCTGGTGGGTACTTACAAGGGCGGTGGCCAGATCTGGCTACGCCGCCGCTGAGTGTCCGTGTCTGTGCCTGAGAGACCTACACTGCGGGCACTGGAGAATTCGTAATGGCCTCGGTCGTACAGATCTGCAACCTGGCCCTGAGCCACATCGGCTCAGACGCCATCGTCACCTCCATCGACCCGCCCGACGGCAGTGTCGAAGCCGGCCACTGCGCACGGTTCTACGACCTGGCCCGCACGGCCATGCTCGAGGCAGGCCACTGGGCCTTCGCCCGCAAGCGCGTGGAACTCGCCGAGGTCACCAACACCAGCGACGTGTGGCTCTACGCCTATGCCTTGCCCTCCGACTGCCTGCGCCCGCAGATCGTGCTGCGCCTGGCGGCCGACAACGTCTTCAGCTTTGAGCGCTTTACCCTGACCGAGCTGCGCTCGGCGGACTACGAACTCGAGGGCCAGGTGCTGCGCACCAACGAGCCCGAGGCCACACTGCTCTACACGATCGACATCACCGACTCGACCAAGTTCACGCCGAGCTTTGTCTCGGCCCTGTCGTTCATGCTGGCGGGCTACCTGGCCGGGCCGATCGTCAAGGGTAACGAGGGTGCGCGACTGGGCAATGCCATGCGCGAGCGCGCCGTGGCCGAGGGTCGCAGCTCCGCCGCACTCAATGCCAACGCGAGCAGCACCACGGCCGATCACACGGCCGCGCACATCTCCGCTCGCACATGAAGACCCTGCATCGATCGTTTGCCGGCGGGGAGGTCACGCCGGAGCTCTACGGGCGCATCGAGCTCTCCAAGTTCCAGACGGGCCTCGCCCTGGCGCGCAACGTCATCACCCTGCCGCACGGGCCCGCCGCGCGCCGCCCCGGGTTCGAGTTCGTCAACGAGTGCCGCGACAGCACCCAGACCGTGGTGCTGATCCCCTATGCGTTCAGCGCCACCGACACCGGGGTGATGGAGTTCGGCCACCAGTACGTGCGCTTTCACAGCAACGGCGCCACCGTGCTCGAGGCCAACCAGGCGATCGCGTCGATCCTTGGCAACATGGTCGGCGTTCTGGGCCACGGCTACAGCACGGGCGACTGGGTGCTGATCGGCTCGCGGTTCTTCAAGATCACCGTGCTCGACCCCAATGCGTTCACGACCACGGACCTGTGGGGCGTGGCGGCGTTTCCCTCGGGCAGCACGGTCGCTCGCGTGGCGCAACTGGCCACGCCCTACCAGGCCTCTGAGCTCTACGACCTGCACTTTGCCCAGTCGGGCAGCATCATCTCAATCGCCCACCCGGGCCACGCGCTGCGCGAGTTCACGCGCACGAGCGGCACCTGGTCGGTGTCGACCGTGTCCTTTGCCCCGACGCTCTCACCGCCCGGCCAGCCCACGGTGACCGTGACCAACCCGACCGCGGGCAATCCCTCGCCGCAGGACTACGTGATCACGGCACTCGCCGCCGATGGGGTGACCGAGTCGCTCGCCTCGGCCCGCACCTCAGTCAGCAACGACCTGTCGATCTCGGGCAACTTCAACACGATCACCTGGCCTTCGGTCACGAACGCGACCCGCTACAACGTGTACAAGCGCCGCGGGCAGTTCGGCTACATCGGCCAGGCCGTGGTGCTCACCGGCAAGACCATCAGCTCGATCACCCGGGTGACGACCACCGCCACGCTGACCACGGCGACCGATCACAACCTCTCGACCGGTGACATGGTCAAGGTGAGCGGAGCCACGCCCGCGCAGTACAACGGCGACTTCATCATTACGGTGACGACCCCGACCGAGTTCACCTACACCATGGCCTCGGACCCGGGTGCAAGCGCCTCGCCCGTGGGCAGCTACACCGCGGTCAACAAGGTGGTCGATGACAACATCCTGCCCGACACGCTGCAGACGCCACCCGAGGACATCATCACGCTGAACGGCAGCGCCAACGAGTACCCGGCGGCCGTCACTTACCACGAGCAGCGCCGCTGGCTCGGGGGCACCAACAACGACCCGCAGACGCTCTACGCCACGCGCACCGCGGCCAACTACAACCTGACAAGCTCGATCCCCTCGCGCGATGCCGACGGCATGGAGCTGCGCATCGCGAGCCTGCAGAACAACCGCATCCAGCACCTGGTGCCGCTGTCGGACCTGATCGCGTTCACGCCGGGCGGGGAGTGGCGCATCTACGCCGACAGTGCGCCGGCCATCACGCCCACCAGCGTGAGCTTAAAGCCCCAGGGCTACAGCGGCGCGAGCAATGCCCAGCCGGTCGTGACCGCAGGCAGCGTGCTCTACGTGCAGGCGCAGGGCTCGCGGATCCGCGAGATCGCCTACAACTGGGAGTCGAACGCCTACCGCTCGATCGACATCTCGATCATGGCGCCGCACCGGTTCAACGGCTACACGGTCAAGCAGCTCGCGTTCTCGCGGGCGCCCGAGCCTGTGATGTGGGCCGTGCGCAGCGACGGCGTGTTGCTCGGCATGACCTACGTGCCCGAGCAGCAGGTCTACGGCTGGCACGCCCACGACACCGACGGCGCGTTCGAGTCCGTGGCAGTGGCCGCCGAGAACAACGAGGACGTGCTCTATTGCGTGGTGCGCCGCACCATCAACGGCCGCACCGTGCGCTACATCGAGCGGCTGCACTCGCGCATCTTCACCGACCAGGACCGGGCGTTCTACGTCGACTCGGGCCTGACCTACGACGGCGCGGCGGTCTCCAGCATCTCGGGCCTCTACCACCTCGAGGGCAAAGAGGTGCAGATCCTGGCCGACGGCGCGGTGCACCCGGTGCGCACGGTCACGGGCGGGGCCATCTCGCTCGACTACACGGCCAGCGTGATTCACATCGGGCTCAAGTACACCAGCGACATCCAGACCTTGCCGCTGTCGCTTGAGGGTGCGCCGGCCGGTGGCCAGGGCACCATGAAGAACGTGAACAAGGTGCACCTGCGCGTGTCGAGCTCGAGCCTGATCGAGGCAGGCCCGAGCTTCGTCAAGCTGCGCGAGTACCCGGCCCGGGCGGTCACCGACCCCTACGGCTCGCCGCCGGCCCTGCGCACGGGCGAGATCTCGCTGGGCGTGGATCCAAGCTGGAACACGGACGCCTCGGTGTGCGTGCGCCAGGGCGAGCCGCTGCCGCTCACCGTGCTGTCGATGACGCTGGAGCTGGCTGCGGGTGGGTGAGGTCGTCATCCGGGCACCGCGCCTCGGTGACCCTGCAGACCTGGCCCCCCGGCTGCGTGCCCAGGACGTGGCCGAGTTGAACGCCTCGGGCCACGTCGACCTGCAGCACGTGCTGCAGTTCAGCCTGCACGTCTCGCGAATGAAAGCCGCCGCCGAGATCGATGGCCAGCTCGTGGCGCTCTTTGGCGTGAGCTCGCTGTCGCTGCTCGGGGGCATCGGCGCGCCGTGGTTCTTGGGGTCGGACGCCGTGGTGCGTCATGCCCGTGTCCTTCAGCGCATGGCCCCGGGCTACATTTCCGAAATGCTTCAGGCCTACCCGCACCTGATCAATCGTGTGCATGCCGAAAACACGATCAGCGTGCGCTGGCTCAAGCGCCTGGGGTTTACCGTCCACCCCGCCCGTCTGAATGCTCACGGGCACCTGTTCCACGACTTTGAGATGAAGCGATGAGGTACCTGCCGTTTGCTCACACAGAAGTTGACGCCGGATGGGTGACCCCTTGCCATCAGGCACATCGCAACGGTGTACCAATGAAACTTGATCGCGACGGGTACGCAATCATTCCTTCCAAATCGGCGTCAGTTCGTGCGCATCGAGCACGTTGGGTTGAAGTCGGAAATGAAAAAGCCAACGTTTTAGATCACCTTTGCCGCAATAGATGGTGCTGCAACCCGGCGCATTTGGAATCCGTCACGCCAGCAGAAAATGTGCGGCGAGGGGATTGCACAAAGTTAACCGAGGAAACGGTTGCTCAAATTCGCTCTTTATACGCTGAAGGTACGCACACCCAAGTCGCAATTGGTCAAAAGTTTGGTGTAAGTCAAGGGCATGTAAGCCACCTTGTCAGAGGCATGTACTGGTCGGCAGGCGCTTGCAAACACTGGGAACAACGAAAGGAGGCCCGCCGTGTGTGAGCCCGCCACTATTGCCACCATTACCGGGTGGCTCGGGACGACCGTCGGCGGCACCGCCGCTGCCGCAGGAACGGCCGCTGCGGCTGGAACGGCGGCGGCTGCAGGCACGGCTGCTGCGGCGGGAACTGCTGCCGCTGCGGGAACCGCTGCTGCCGCAGGCATGACCTACGGCCAGCTTCTTGCGCTGGGCCTGTCGGCTGCGGGCACGGGCGTGGGCGCCTACGGGGCGTACCAGTCCTCGCAAGCGGCCAAGCAAACCGCCGAGCGCAACGCGGTCATCGCCGAGAACCAGGCGCAGGATGCCGAGCGTCGCGGTGAGATCGAGGCCCAGCAAGTCCAGCGCAAAGGCGCCGGGCTCCTGAGCACGCAGCGCGCCATGTTCGCTTCGCGGGGCCTGGACCTGTCCTCTGGCACCGTGGGCGACATCATCGATCAGACCTCGTTCTTCAACGACATGGACTCGCAGACGGCCCGTGACAATGCAGCTCGCGAGGCCTGGGCCCGTCGCTCGCAATCGTCCAACTTCTCGGCCGAAGCCGCCGCACAGCGCCCCTGGCTCGCCACGGGCAACACGCTGATCTCAGGCGCTGGCCAGGTCGCGGACCGCTGGGCCCGCTACAGCTATCGCCCTGGGGTCTATTGATCGATGCCCCAAGTCCCGATTTACAACGGCCCGCAAGTCCGCGAGACGGCCCTCGACGGAGGCTTTCAGCGCACGACCAATGCGGGCGCGGTGCTGGCCGACACCGGCAAAGCGCTCACGACACTGGCCGCAGGCGTCGATGCGATCGCCTACCGCCAGGACCTGGCGCTCGCCAATCAGGCCGAGGCCAAGATCACGCAGGACTGGCTCAAGTGGGACAGCGAGGCTCGCGCCAAGTACCGCGGGCAGAACGTCGACCAGTACGAGGCCGAGGCCAACAAGTGGTGGCAGGACACCCGAAAGACGTACGCCCAAAGTCTTAATCCCCGCTCACGCGCCATTGCCGATTCGGCGCTGACGACTCGTCGCACGCAAGCCATGAGCTCCGTGCTGGGGTATTCGGCACAGGAGCGCGATCGCTTTGCCGATGAGTCGGCTGTGGCCGTCAAAAGCAACGAAGTGCAGTTTGCCATCAGCACCGGCACTGAGCCTGCGCTCGTGGCTGCGCGCACCAAGATCCAAGAGACCAACGCCCAGATCGGTGCCCGCAAGGGCTGGACCCCTGAGCAGCTCAGTCAGCAGAACCTGAAAGACACGAGCGACATGCACGTCGCTTACTTGCTCAATCTGTCCAAGCGCGACCCCGCGGCCGCACAGGCCTACTTCACGGCCAACCGCCAGGAAATCGTTCCCAGCGCCCAAGGCCAATTGTCCGAGCGTCTAGAGAACATCAGCGCCGTGGCCGATGGCGACAACGCCGCCAACGACATCTGGGCGACCAACATGGCCGGCAAGGGCTACAACGCGCCGGTCGATCTCGCGGCCATGGAGACCCAGGCCCGCGAGCGATTCAAGAACGACTCGACCCGGGCCAAGGCGGCCATCGACGGACTGCGTCAACGCACGACTGCGTTCGATCGCAGCCAGAAGGAATTTAATTTCGGGAACAAGAACACCGTGTTTGGCCTGTTGGATAAAGGTCAGACCATGAACCAAGTCATGCGCTCCGACGCCTGGCAGGCCTTGCCCGAGACCGAGCAGCGCGCTATCCGTTTGGAACTGCAGCGGGAGGCTGCGGCCCTCGAATCGCAAGCGGCGGCTCGTGCACAACGCGCTGCCGCTAACGCATCGCGTGAGCTGACGCTGCTGCAGACCAACGAGCGCTTGGCGTTCATGCGCAATGGCGACAGGTACCTGTCGGTGAGCGATCCCGAAAAGCTCGCCCGTATGTCTCGTGCCGAGGTTCAAGCCATGCGCACTGACTTCGGCATGACCGCGACCGAGCACCTGCTCAACAAGTGGGACACGCTGCAAAAGCCCGGCAAGATCGCCGAGGCGCGCATCGACAAACAGGACTTCGAGCAAGTGGCCCAGGACCTGGGTCTGCGTCCGTTCGACCCGAAGAAGAGTGAGCAGGAGCGCGCTGCACTCGGTTCGCTGCAGTTCCGGGTGGAGCAGTTGATCGACGTGGCGCAGCGCAACAAAGGCAAACCGCTGACCCGCGAAGAGAAGATGACGCTGATGCGCACCGAGATGTCGAAGACAGTCACGGTCAACAGCAACTTCCTCTTCCCCGATCCGCAAGTGCCGGTGATCCAGTTGACGCCGGATCAGGCCAAACAGGTGGTGGTACCTGCCACCGATCGAACTCAAATCATTGAGGCCTTGAAGCAGAAGTACGCTCAAGAGCCCACCAATCCTGCCTACGCTCCGACCGATGAGAACGTGCGGCGTCTGTACCTGTTGAACCGATCGCGAGCGGCGGGACTGATCAATGGCCAATGAGTACCTGAGCCTGCTGAACGCGCAGGGTCCGACTGCGCCCGCAGCCAACCCGTACCTGGACCTGATGAACGAGCAGGAGCGCGCTCGCAAAGCGGCGCTGGCCGCACAGGTGGGGCAAGCGGCCACGGTCAACCCGGACCAGTTCAACGAGCAGCGCCGCGTGGCGCAGTACTTGGGCTACCCGGTGGCCGCGGTCGAAGCGCTGCCCGAAGACAGCAAGCGCCAGGCCGCAGCGCGCCAGGTGCAGCAGGACGCAGCGAGCTCGCCGACCCTGCAGCGCAAGTACACCGAGGCCGACTTCGCCAAGCTGGCGCACGACGACAGCGGGCCGTTGTCGACCATCGCCGGGTTCCTGAAAGACTCCGGCATGTCGACCGTCGCGGGCGTTTACAACGCGAGCAAGGGCGCGGCCGGCGTGTTCCGGGCCGGGGCCGAGTTGTTCGCGCCGATCGGCGACTTGCTGGTCGATGCCCGGGTGCTGCCCGAGAACCCACTGCGACGGGTCGCCAATGCGTTCGCCGGCATGGGCCAGGCGGCCGACATCACGGCCAAGAGCTTCACGCCCCAGACCGAGGGCAACATCTCCTCGGGCGTGCAGTCCGGCATCCAGTCGCTGACGCAGAACTTACTGACCCTGCCGATGGTGTTCCTGCCGGGCGGGGCGCCAGCCGCGCTTGCGGGCATGACCTCGTTTGCCGGTGGCCAGGCCTACCAGGACGCCCGGGAAAAGCTGCCGATGTCGCAGGCGCTGCCCTATGCCGCCTCGCAGGCCGCGATCGAATTTGCGACCGAGCGCCTGCCGCTGCGCGCCCTGGTCGGTGACATCAGGGCCGGCACCTCGTTCTTCAAAACCCTGACCCGCCAGGTCGCCATGGAAATCCCGGGCGAGCAGGTCGCAACAGTATTGCAGGACCTGAACGAGTGGGCGGTCCTGAACCCTGAAAAGCCGTTCTCCAGCTACCTGGAGGAACGTCCGAGCGCCGCTGCGCAAACCCTGGTGGCCACGATCGTGGGCGTCGGTGGCAACGTGACCGTGGTCAAGGGCATCGAAAAAGCGCTCGAGGCCGCTGGCCGTGGCATGGCGGACGTTAACTCGGCCGAGGCGCAGCACGCCCGCATGGTGCAGATGCTGCAGATCGCGGCCAACTCCAAGCTGCGCGAGCGCGACGGCAAGACCTTTGCCGAGGTTGTGCAGTCCATGGCCGATGAGACTGAGGGCGCGCCATCGTCGATCTACATCGACGGCGAGGTGCTGGCCCAGTCGCTGCAGTCCATGCCTGAGGTCGACCTGCAGACGCTGATGCCGAGTGTCGCTGCGCAACTTGCGCAGGCTGCGGCCACCGGTGGCGTGGTCGAGGTGCCGATCGGCGAAGCCATTGCCGCGGTGCCGGGCACGGGCCTTGAGCAAGTGTTCTTGCAGAACTTCCGCTCGACCCCCGAAGGCATGAGCCTGGCCGAAGCGCAGCAGGCAAGCGAGCAAGCGGGCGAGTTCCTGAAGCAAGAGGCCGCTCGGGTGATTGCCCAGGCGCAGGATCAGGAAGCGTTCCGCATGAGCTCCGAGGCCGTGCGCCAGTCGATCCTGGGTGAGCTCACCACGGCCGGTCGCTACCGGCCTGCGGTCAACGAGGCTATGAGCCAGTGGGCCAGCGCGTTCTACACCACGATGGCCAGCCGCGTGGGCATGACCCCCGAGGAGTTCTACCAGCGCTACCGGCTGCGCGTGCTGGGTCAGGCGACGGGGCAGGGCGAGGTGCTGAATGCCGACTATGACCAAGCCGGCCGGCTCATCACCGACACGTCCAACTTCCGCAACTGGTTCGGCGACAGCGCGGTGCGCGAACTGCCCACTTCGTCACGTCAGAAACCCAATGAAATGCCGCCAAAGGTGGTCTACCACAGCACTTTGGCCGATTTCGTTGAGTTTCAGACCCAACGAGAGACCACGAACTCAACGACATTCGGCGACGTCACGACTAGCCGAAGCGGCATTTTCTTCGCTGAAGACCCGAGTTTTGCGGAAGGGTACGGCGTGGGTGAAGGGCAGAAGGTCATGCCCGTCTACCTGTCAATTCAGAACCCTATTTACTTGGACGAGGGAATCAGCGGTGAGGACCTGACCACCATCGTCAATAACTCCGACGGCAAGATCACCCGCAACGACTTTTACGGGGTAAACGCCGACGAGATGTGGCAGGCGTTCGACGGTGAGTTTGGTCGCAACTTTGTTGAGGCGGCAAAGGCTGCCGGATACGACGGCGCTTTCATGATCGAAAGCGACCCTGCGACGGGCGACAGCCGCAACGTGTGGGTGGCTTTCGAACCCACCCAAATCAAATCCGCCATCGGCAACCGCGGCACGTTCGACCCAACAAGTGCCAACATCCTCGAGCAGCGCGGCGCCCAGGCCAAGGGCAAGGCGATCCCGACCAGCATCGACGCGGTGTCGAACGTCGAGGCCTCGTTCGAGTTCGCGGGCTCCGAGCAGTTCCCCAACAACCGCGACTTCAAGCTCGCGATCCAGGGCCGCGTACTGGCGGCAGCCAAAGCTGCCAAGGTCAAGCTCGACGAGTTCACCCAGGGCGTCGAGCAGTACCTAGTGCGCATCGCCGTGGCCGACGGTCAGACCGCGCTGCGCACCAACGCCAACGCGGTGGGCTGGTACAACGAGAAGGTGACCAAGGCGCTGCGCCTGGTGTCGCTGATCCACCCCGAGATCGCCACCGACCCGCAGGCCAAGTTCGCGTTTGTGTGGGCCATGGCCGTTACCTCGAACGGGCTCAAGGTCGACAAGAATTTCGAGCTCGCCGAGAAGGTCTACCAGGGCTACAAGGCCACCGGCCAGATGCCCACCGACGTCGGCATCGGCACTGCGGCCGAGGCGATCAACCGTTCGCTTGGGCTTTACAACGAGCTCATCGCCAAGCACGGGTTCGAGGTGGTCGAGCGTTTCATGACCACGCTGCAGCCCGCGGGCGAGGTCGAGAAGTTCACCGGCAACAAGGTCAGCGGCGAGAACAAGACCACGATGGTGTACGGCGCCGCGGCGCTGGGTCCGAAGATCGGCAACGGGTTCTTCATGAACCTCTACGGCCGCTTCGAGCAGCTCACCATGGACCGATGGCTGATGCGGACCTGGGGTCGCTGGACGGCCACCCTGGTCGAATCCAATCCGGCCCAGGTCAAGGCCAAGCGTACGCAGCTCAAGGCCCTGGTCCAGTCGCTCACGCCCGCGGACAAGAAGGCGTTCGAGGCGATCATCAAGCGCAAGCTCACCGTCGGTGACATTGACGGCGTGGGCCAGGCGATCTGGAAAGCCTCGCAGAAACCCGCCAACCGCAAGGCCATGGCCGCGATCGGTGCGGTTGACGAAGCAGGGCAAAGCCGGCTGACCGAGATCTTGGGCGAGCCGAAGAAAGACCAAGTGCGGGTGTCGATTGGCGACGAGCTGCGCAAGAGCGGCAACGCCCTGACCAAGTACCTCGACGGCCAGAAGGAAGCACCGGCTGGCCCGCCCGAGCGCGGCAACATTCGCAAGGTATTCCAGCAGGCGCTGGCCGAGCTGCAGGCGCAGCATCCGGCGCTGACGATGTCTGATTTCCAGGCCCTGCTGTGGTATCCTGAGAAGCGGCTCTACGATGCTGCCAAGACCGCAGAGGAAGCTGCGGATGCCTACGAAGACGACGAGGCACCAGACTATGCCAACGCAGCCGCAAAACTCGCCCGATCCCAAGGCGTCTCCGACGCCGACATCAGCGCAACCCTCTCCGCCGTCGATGCCGAGCTACAGGCCAATGTCGGCGCAGCAGGAGCACGACCAGGAGAACGAGGACCTGGCGCTGGCACGGGAGATTCTGGGCAACAAGTCCTAGAGCAAGGCCCCCGCGGGACGTTCAACCCGCGCACCCTCGAGCTGGTTCTCAGCCCGACGGCAGATCTCAGCACGTTCTTCCACGAGACCGGGCACTTCTTCCTGGAGGTGCTGGCCGACGTTGCGAGCCAGCCTGACGCGCCGGCGCAGATCGTCGAGGACATGAATGCGTTCCTGAAGTGGGCGGGTGTTCCTGACCTTGCCACCTGGAACAACTACAGCCTCGAGCAGAAGCGCCCCTACCACGAGCGCTGGGCCGAGAGCATCGAGCAGTACGTCATGGAAGGGCGCGTGCCCAATGCCGAGCTGCAGCCGATGATGCGTCGCTTTGCCGCGTGGCTGAAGACTGTGTACGGCAGCATCAAGCAGTTCCTGGCACAGAACCAGGGCGAGCAGTCGCCGATGCAGTTGAACGACGACATCCGCCGCGTGATGGACCGGCTGATCGCGACCGACGAGCAGATCGCTCAGGCCAACGAGGTGGCGGGCCTGGTGCCCAATGAGCAGGCCGATGCCGAGGCGGCCGAGCGCTTGAACAAGCGCAGCATGGCCGACCTCAAGTGGACCGTGCGCGCACGCGACAGGATCATCAAGGCGCTGCAGAAGCAGGCCGACACGATCCGCAAGCAAGTGCGTGAGGCGGTGGCCGCAGAGGTCGAGGCCGAGCCCGTCTACCAGGCCATGCGCTGGTTGAAGAAGGGCGAGATGACCGACCCCGAGTCGGGCGAGCAAGTCAAAGCCACCAAAGGCTTCCGGCTGTCGATCGAAGCGCTGGCGGCCATGTACCCCGAGACCGGCCTGTCGAATCCTGACGTGACCCGTCTGCGTGGCATGACCGCCAAGGAGGGTCTGCACCCGGACATCGTGGCCGACATGTTCGGCTACCAGAGCGGCGACCAGCTCGTGCGTGCGATCGTTGCCGCCGAGCCCATGGTCGATGTCATCGATGCGGTCACCGAGCAGCGCATGCTGGAAGACCATGGCGATCTGGTCGATGAGCGTGCGATCCAGGACGCGGCCAACGAGGCCGTGCACAACGAGGCTCGGGCGAGGTCCCTGGCCACGGAGCTGCGCACTCAGCAAGAGATGCTGGGCCAGCGCACCGACACCGGCCAGACCAATGTCCGCGGCGCCAGGATCACGGTCAATGCACTGGTCGAGGCGGCCAAGCAGTTCGGTGCCAACGTGGTCTCGCGCACGCCCCTGCGTGATCTGAAGGCCACAACCTGGAAGCACACCTCGGCCGAGCGCCGTGCCTCGAGGCGCTGGCAAGAGCTCACGGCCAAGGGCGAGACGCAAGACGCGGTCAAGGCCAAGCAGGACCAGATGCTCAACAACGCGGCCGCTCGGGCAGCGCTCGAGGCACAGGCCGAGGCCAAGAAGATTTTCGAGTTCTTCCGCCGGGTGACCCGCGGCAACGACGAGAAGGTGGTCGAGAAGGGCAGGGACCCTGACATCGTCAATGCCGCACGGGCCGTGCTCGCGGCCTATGGCGTGCAGACCCCGACCACTCGCAACGCGGTCGAGTACCTGGAGCGCGTCAAGCAGAACGACCCGGCCACCTACGCCGCGATCGAGCCCGCGATGGCTGCGGCACTGACCAACGCCCAGCCGCTCGATGCACTCACCTTCGACGAGCTCGTCGGCCTGAACGAAGCGATCCAGGCGCTGTGGTATCTGTCCAAGCGCAATCGCCAGCTCGAGGTCGACGGCGACCTGATGGACATCGACGACCTGGCGGTCGAGCTCAACCAGCGCATGGAAGAGATCGGCATCCCCAACGAGGTGCCGGGCGAGACGGGCGCGATGACACGAGCCGAAGAG